CCCAGGATAACTATCTGGGTGAAAGACTTCATACTTAGCTTGAGAATATTCTTTTCGAGCATTTCCTGATAGTCGCGCATAGCTGCGTCCTGATCTATCAGTACACCATCTTCATGAATCTCGAACACATTAGGCTTGATACCACGACGCACAAGATAGCTATGATCATGCGTACGAAACTCAATCTCAATGACTACGTCACGCCCATTGACAGAGTTAATCAGCTGATCTTTCTTAACCTTACGGAATGGTTTCCCGTAAAGCCCATAACAGATTGCGTCCAGCATCGTAGACTTACCCGCGCCGTTTTCACCAACGATAAGGGTAGAGTCGTTCTTGTCGAGCTGGATTTCAGTGAATGCGTTGCCAGTAGAAAGGAAATTCTTCCACTTAACTTTTTGAAAGTGTAACATCAAGTTTCCATTGAAAGAGCTTCATTATATAATGAACGCATCAGTTTGTCAAGATCATCATTGTTCACATTAGACTCAATCGTCTTGATATATGACGATAAGATAGTCAGCGTATCTTGGGCTTCATCGATTAGGTCAGCCTCGCTGATAGTATCCATATTGCGATGGTCTTCAACGATAGATACTTCGAGAGGCATAGCTTCATAGAGCTTGGTTGTGAACAAATCAAAGTTCATAGGATTATCTTTGTTCGTCACAATCAACTTCACATATGCGCCAGTGTACTTATCCCAATCGCGATCGAGTAACTCTTCAGTCGTTGCGTTCTTATCGTTGTACCATAGCTTACGGAACATACGATATGGGTTTTCTATAAACGCCAGTTCACGTGTTTCAGTATCGAGAATATGAAATCCTTTGGGGTCGTCGTAGTCGCTCCAAGTAAACTCAGCATGGCTACCAAGATAATGGATATTGCCAGAAGAAGAGCGGTGATGATAGTGACCGCTAAGAACCATATCGAACCGACTAAAAAGACTACGATCGTCTCCGTGACTGACCGGACTGCCGCGATACATTTCAAAGCCTGCGAGCTCAAGGTGTCCCATAGCGATTTGAGCATTTGTTCTCCCTATAATGTTTAGGGTATGATCGCGATTGTCGTCGCAGATCCACGGAATGAACAGGATTGGAACGTCGTCAAATACTACTTCTTCAGCAAATTCGTAGATATGGAAATCGTTCTTGTAGAACTCTCGGATAGAGTTAACGGTATTTGTGTTTTTGAAGTATGTGTCGTGATTTCCGATGATGAGATGTGCGTAGATGTTCCTTGCATGTAGAGGCTTAATAAAATCTTCTCGTATTCGTTTAGCTGTATTGATATTAAGATATTTACGGCGGTCAACCAAATCACCGAGATGGATAACAGTGTTAATGCTATGAGCGTCGAGATACGGAAAGAAAATGTCATCAAGAAACTTCTTATTGTTATCGAGAAATGCTACTTGGTCATTACGCACGCCCCAGTGCGTATCAGTGATCAGTGCTATCTTCATGTTTTACTAAATTCCTCACATCAACAACTTTTTCTTTTTCAATAAGTTCGATACAGATATTTGTTATCTCTATATCTTTTTGAAGAAAGAACAATTTGGTTTTAAGCTTCTCAAGCTCTTTATGGTAGAATTCTAATTCTTGTTCTTTACGACGACGATGTTCGTAAATTTCATCTAGTCTAATTATTATGCTCATGTTTCTTTCGAAAGTTCTACTTTTTTGCCGCGCTTGATATTCTTGCTGACTTCAAAGTCATTCATGAACTTTTCCATCTGCTCCTGCGACCACTCACCATACTTGATATCAGTATCGTAATTGTTCTTGTCGCCAGTTTGAATCTCGGACGTTTCACCCATGATATTAGCATACTCGATAGCAGCATACTTGGTATACAGGTGTTTCTTTTCTTTCTGAATACGTCGAATGAAAGCGAAGTAGATAATCTGTGTGAAGTATGCGAAAGGATTCTGATATTTGTCTGGATTGAAGTTGTTTATGTAAAGAAGACAGTTCTCGATACCATCAGAAATCATTTCTTCGCGAAACGTATAGTTTGCGAAGTTCGGACGATATGCCAAGTGAGTAGCAATCTTCATGATACACTCGCCAATATAGTTGGGAATGCGTGGATTTTGCTTACCAGCTTCTTTGGCTTCGTTAACAGATTTCTTGTACTCGACCATAGCCGCATACAGTTCTTTGTTATTAACGTAATGCGTCTTTTTCTTTGGTGCTTTTACTTCAGTCATTAGTGAATGGATCCTGTCGGCGTAGTATTTGCGATTCGCTGAATAGCTTGCATCATAAGCATTTGTCTAATCTTTTCGGCTTGCTCTTCGCGTTCTTTGCGCGCTTGCTGATCAATAGTGTTTAAGTATTTACTAGCAACTATATCATCTACGAGCATATATGTCAAGACGTTTTTCTTATCAAGACAAATGGTCTGTTCCATTAAGCTTTCGAACGGAATCCAACGCATGATAGCTGTAGTCACTGTCATCGTTGCTGGCGTTTGCATAATCTCAACGCGATATGGCTGAGTTACATATAGGAAATCAGGTTCATCGCCTACTAGAGTACACAGTAGGTCTTCACCACTATTCATCTTCAGAAAATAAACTTCGCCCTGATCCATTGTCACTCCTTAGCTTAATAGTGTGAAGTTCGTATGGGAAACCTTCACTATTGTACATTTTCACTCGTTCGATAAGATGATTCAGTGTGTAGTTTTTCTTATTGTTGTGTGATAAGTTATCAGCGATATCAAAAAGTGTCATGCTATCTTTAGCATCTGATACACGCAATCCACGCCCAATAGACTGCATCGTGCGCACGCGAGACTTAGTTGGGCTCGCAAATATGACATTATGAAGGTTCTTGATATTTATTCCTGTGCTAAAAGTACCGTATGATGCTACGATAATAGCATCTTGTTCTTTCTCAACAATGTGACGGATCTGCTCGCGTTCTTCACCATCAACACCGCCATGCACAAAGAATACCTTGCGTTTACCAGCTTTTTCGCTGATCATGTCATATAGAATAGCGCCGTGCTTATCAACATAAGCATACAGGATTAGTGTATTACCTCTGAGAGAAACAGCAAGATTCCTGATAAACTTATTGCGAGGATTAAAGGATATAATGTGTTGTACTTCATCCTGATAAGATCCTCCGTTTAGTTTCTTGCATTCTTCGACAGGATGATTAAGCATAAGCACCTTGACGTTAAGTGAAGCGAGCTTACCACTATCAATCAGTTCTTTTGTGCTGATAATCTTTTCTGCTGGACCAAACAGTCCTGTAAGCACTAGTTCGTTGACTACGCTACCATCTAGCGTTCCTGTCAGACCAAAACGATACTTGGTATTGACCATGGACGTCATGATCTTAGTCAGCGACTGTGCTTTGAACAGATGCGCTTCGTCACCGATGATTACGTCAAACGATTCGAAAAAGTCTTTACCCAGTTCATAAACCGATTGCCAGGTTGAGATAACAACTGGTTTATCTGTTTGTTTATCTTGTCCTCCAAAGACTCGATGAACGAACTTATCAGATACATAACCATAGTCGGCAAAATCAGAATAGAGCTGATGCACCAAAGAAATATTTGGCACAACAATAAGAGTACGGGAATCATAGTACCTCGTTAATAGATAAATAATGAGAGACTTACCAGAAGCAGTAGGAGAGACCAGAACACAGCGTTTACTCCTAACACCAAGAGCAAATGCGCGTAATTGATGATCGTGGGCTTCGAAAGGGAGCCCGAGCGTATGTGAAAATTCTTTAGCTTCAGCAAGTGAAAACTCCTCAGTTTCGTTAAGCTCGCGCGCGATACTATAAGTGAAATCGTGATCTTCGCACAGCTTCTGTATTTCTTTAGTCAGTCCTGCATACGTTTGATTGTTGCGTGAGTTAAGTAGACGGATTTTACCATCCCACACACGCGACTTATACTTAGGGGAAAACTTAGCGCCGGGAACTTCAAACGTGAGATAGTCTGCGATCTCACGGAGCATACCAGCGTTACCATCTACACGGATCCATGATTCATTCACTTTAGTGATAATGATGTCAGAATCCATTCGTAAACTTTCTCCATTCAATAGCAGACTTGATGTCGTAACCTCGTTTGTGTATGCACTTCATAATTTCCATTATGACTTCGACTTTTTCTTCGAGCAAAGCGATACGTTCATCTATACGTATCAAGTCGCCATCGGAATCTATATAGCCCTGTACTTCGTTCTTCAGAACTTTGTTAAGGAACGGAGCGCGACCAATACGTTCTAGATCTTCTGGATTGTTAAGATTACCCAGATAGTAGTCGCGCAATGTGCTGTAGTGTGACTTCTTCTTGATCACAGCAGAACGCAACTGGCTGCGCGTTTCGCTCAGCAAACGATTATATTTGGCATGAAGTGAGGAAATGTTAAGGGAATCAGCGTCTAAAGCCAAGTCATCATACTTGGCGTCTTTTTCCCACATGTCGTAGATATCTTCTAATTTCATGCTATAATACTACCATAATATGAGTCTATTGTCAAGATAAAATTATAGTCTTGACAAGCAACAATTTGTACGATATAATTTGAGTGTTACGAAAGGTCAGTATATCACTCGTCTAGGCGATATTTACGATAACGGAAAGTAACCGTGGCTTCAAGATATTCGATGGTTGTATTAGTCGACTCAAAAGTAAGTTCTGTAAGTGAAACAGGAAAACAGTCTTCAAAGAAAATGGTTTTGTTTAGATTTTTGGCGCTCGTGAGAATAGAAAGCGTGGCTTCAGAAACATACGTTGTGTAGTATCCTAGCTTTCGCGTATTACCAATATCAGATCTGTTGATTTCTTGCGAAAGCTCGCGAGTCTGTGATAAACTATCAGGATGACCTAAACCTTCAATCCATTTCTGAATCTCGAAATAGTTTCGTAAGTCTTCGTCCACTTTAAACTTGATTGTAAGTGGATCATAAGTAATACGATCGCCCGCGCGAGGGATAACAGAAAACGGAGTAGGCGTATCTATAGACCCGATAGAAACTGAAGGAATCGAAACTCCCTGACAAAAATAGTTTACACCTGGAAGACGCTTAATCGAAAAGCGAAAACCATTTTGTCCTAGAAAATTAAGATTAGTTGGTTGATTGTCTACTGCGCTCATAGCACTATTTAGTCAATAAAAAAGGGGAGCATTTCTGCTCCCCAGTTTGCGGCTTGAAACCGTCTTGTCATTACATAAGGTTGGCAACCTGTACGAAGCGATAGTACACGTTGTAACCCTTGGTGTTTGGAGCACCAATAGCGCCATCGGCTGAAGACGTTGCGAATGGGTTTGCAACCATTCCGTAACGAGTCTTGAAGCC